ATACCATTCAGTAGTTCCTTTTATTTGATATTTCCTTAACTTCTCATGCAAAATTTGTTCATTCTCTATTTTCTGTAACGGGTAAAATTCAATCAATTCCAGAAAAGGATTACTCGTTTTATGTTGCTTCTCTCTTTCTTTTAAATTAGTAGTAAATCCAATTTTGTAAGCGTTATTTCCATTGTCAACAAGGATATATATATCCCCCAAAACTGATTTTACTCTTCTATTTTTTTCTTTTATCCATTGTTCAAATCTTAATGACACTAATGGATGAGCCCATGTGGCTTTTTCAATCCCAAAACCCATAACTACAATCAATTTATCATTAGTTCCATTCCCCGCATTAATATTGGCACTAATGGACTGCTGTAAGGCTTCTAGGTATTCTTTAGCTGATTTTGTCTCCAACCAGTCAGCCGTTCTTACTCCGTTAGCTTTTGCCATTTGAGTTAAGTTAACAAAATTATCTTTATCCCGTTGCTGAATTTCTTGATCTTTGTATGCTAGAATCATATAGTCTCCTATGGTGGTTAAAAGTTTTTAGGAGATGCGAGATGTTATATAAGCAATTCACAATGTCAAGTCGTGAGTTGCTTTTCTCGTATCTTTATTTATGATAACAGATTTAAGCTAAAAATGACAGTTTTATTGAGAATTAATTTACCATAAACAAAGATCATCTGTTAATATAAAAATATACTCATTTATGAGAAGATTTACAGTAGTTTTTGTCACATTTAATTCATGGCGATTAAATGTGACTTTTTTTATCTCAACAAATTAGCAACATCTTTAGCGTGATAGGTCAAGATTAAATCCGCACCCGCTCGTTTAAAACTTAACATGGTTTCTAAAGTTACTTTTTTCTCATCTATCCAACCATTTAATGCCGCCGCTTTGATCATTGAATATTCCCCCGATACGTTATAAACCGCTACGGGTAAATTAGTCATCTGTTTAACTTGCCAAATGATGTCCATATAAGATAACGCTGGTTTGACCATTACTATATCTGCACCCTCAGAAACATCTAACTCAACTTCTTTTATAGCTTCCCTTGAGTTAGCGATGTCCATTTGATAAGATTGGCGATCGCCATATTGTGGTGTACCATCTGAAGCATCTCTAAAAGGGCTGTAATAATTGGAGGCATATTTGGCACTATAAGCCATTATGGGTATATCTTGAAACCCATTATCATCTAAACCTTCACGAATTACTTTAACGAAACCGTCCATCATACCTGAAGGTGCAATAATATCAGCCCCAGCCTTAGCTTGAGATATGGCTGTTTTCTTTAATATTTCTAAAGTAGGATCGTTTAATACAGTGCCTGTTAAATCTTTTGCATCTAATAAACCACAATGTCCATGACTGGTATATTCACAAAGACAAGTGTCATTAATAACGATTAGATTAGGTACGGCTTCTTTAACTGCACTGGTAGCTTTCTGCACAATACCACAATCATGCCATGCCCCTGTCGCTACTAAATCTTTACTTTCTGGTATACCAAATAAGATTATCGCTGGTATTCCTAAATCGTAAATGTCTTTTGCTTCTTCAACTATCTGATCTACCGATAATTGATAAATATTAGGCATTGATTTGATTTCATTCTTTATTGCGTGTCCTGTGACTACAAACAAGGGATAAATTAAATCTTTAACTGTTAAGACATTTTCTGAAAGCATCGATCTTATTTGAAGATTTTTACGCAATCTTCTAGCTCTATTTATTGGAAACATTTTTTTATTTATTCTTTTCTTTCAAATTTTATTCTTTTTACGCTTTTTTAATTACTAACTTTTGTTACTTTTTTGACTATATAGTTTTAACTATAGTAAACACAATTACGATAGAGAAAAGCCAATTGACGAGTTCCTGTTAACAGGTTACCTGATATTAGGTTACCTGTTAACAGGAACTCGATATACATAATTAAGATCAATAAACTCATAATTAAAAAAATAAAGATCAAGTTAATTATGCAGAAAAATTATTTTTTCTTTTCCCGTTTAAGAAAAGAAGCCATTAAACAAATAACTAATTATTCTCTGTATTGCTGATTATTTAGCTAAACAAGGCGAATGAAGTAAGTAAAAGATTAATCGTACTTGAAAAGAACCGAAGAGGGTAAAATTAATGATTAGGAATTGATGATCTAAAATGAAATTAATTAAAGTTAGGAGTAAAAAAAATGTTAGAAAAGAAACAATCTTTTCAATCAATGATTGTTGGTAGGTGAGTGGATAAAATTAGGTGAAATTTATTGCCGTAAATCGTAAACATAAAAAAGCCTTCCCCTCATGGAAGGCTAAAAAGATTATTCAGATTAAATTATTCGCCGAGAACTCGTTGTCTATTTTTATTTTGAAAGTAGGCTTCTCTGATCACTCTCACATTTTCAGTAAGGATATAATCAGCTTGTACTGCTCTTAAACCTTGACAGACTAGATGCTGGAGATTATATTGTTTCAACCATTTTTCTAATTGAACACCAGTTTTAAATCCTAATTCTTTGGCTAATTGTGCCGTTGATTTACCCTCAAAGCTAACATTACTACTCCCTTTACAAACGATAGTTTCAGTTACTTTTTCGATTACTTCAACTACTGCTTCGGGATCGCCAACTAGAAAAGCAAAGGTTTGGATTCCATGTAAGGAAACGATGGCTTCGGTGCGGTTAAGATAATTAGTTTTTAATCTTAAATTACTATTCTCTAATTTGAGATTTTCATTTTGTAGTGTCAAGATTTGGATAGTTTCACTTTGTTGGGGTATAACTTCTTTGATTATTCTTTTGGCTTTAGAAAATGAATCAACTAAAGCTAATTTTAATTCCACAACTCGGTCAGTATTTCTTGAAAATGTCATCAAGGTAGTTGCTTGATTTTCATTTAACCATGCAAATTTCTCAGGGCGACCACCCTGGCTACTTTCAGAGGGTTTATACGTTTCAAACGTAATAACCCCAAACTTACCTTCTAGCTTGTCTTGATGCTTTTTGATTGTTTCAAGTAAATTTTTATGTTGAATACCCAACTCCGACGCAATCAATCTTGAATCAACAACATTTTGATCGTTTAACTTTTCAATTTTCAATAAATCTGTTACCATGAATATATCTCCTAGTTTATTTAAATGGTTTAGGATTCACTAGATGATATAAAGCAATTCATAATTTACGTTGTGGATTGCTTTTCTAGTCTTTACTTTCCTTTTTTTATTGTAACATTTTTAAGCTATTTTTTAAGGTTTTACTTAATTTTAATTACCCGTAAACAAATCTTTTTGATTATTTTCTTCATGCCATTTAGCTATTCTATTTTTGCCAACTTCGTAATATTCTTTATCCTTTTCAATACAAGTGTATTTGCGATTTAATTCTAAACAGGCTAGTGAAGTAGTAAAACTACCAGCGAAAGGATCAAGTATTAAATCACCCTCTTTTGTTGTTAATTCAATTAATTGTTTAAAGAGTTTGACTGGTTTTTGTGTAGGGTGTTGGAAGTGATAATGCTCTCTATTTACTGGCATAATACTTTTGAATAAACAGCCTCTCTGATGAATCTGATAAGTAGAAAAGGCTACGTCAAGCCCCTTCTTACACTGTCCCATTATTTTATGCTTTTCTTCTCTATTGATCTTTTTTCTTGTCCAAAATATAAAATCTTCATAAGATTTTATATTTTTTATCCCCGCTAGGATTCGTTTATAGTCAAAAACGATCCCGTTGGGATTTATAGCTTCATCAAACTCTAATTTATCAATATAAATTCTATTCAGTTTACTTTTTTTTTTGCCAAATAGACTAGCTAATTCATGTAACCTACCTACTGGATGACAAGGATTAGATAAATTCTTTTTATACCAAATCAACTCCTCCTTGAAAATAAAACCCAAATCATCACATATTATATTCCATTTTGATAACGGCACACCACGACCAAAGAATAATAAAAAACCTGTATCTTTTAATACTCTAAAACATTCGCTAAACAATAATTGAGCATCGAAAGGACAGTCTAATTTGTGTTTGAGATAACCATAAGGTGGATCAGTAATAACGGCATCAACTGAATTGTCAGGAATAGTTTTTAGAATATCAAAACAGTCGGCATGAAAAATTTTATTCATAGTAAGAAAAGTAAATGTAGTTTAATTGTAAGCAAAAATAAGACAAAAATGTTAAAATAGAGAAAACGATACAGTCAAAACAAATGAAAATATTTAATGCTTTAGGCAGTGACGAGATTAAAGATCGCAGTATTTTTAATGGGAATAGTACCAATATAAATAATTTGAATAATGTTAAATATTTATGGGGTATTCAATTATATAACCAAATGAGGGCGAACTTTTGGTTGCCACAAAAAGTAGATGTTGTGGGGGATATAAATTCTTATAATGAGTTAAGCATTCAAGAACGGACAGCTTATGACGGAATTTTAAGTTACTTAATTTTTTTAGATTCAATTCAAACAGCAAACATCCCTTTTCTAGTTGGTAAAATCACCGCACCTGAGATAAGATTATGTTTACTTGAACAAGCGTCTCAAGAAGCTATGCACTCTGCTAGTTATCAATATTTAATCGAAACAATAATTCCCGTAGAGAAAAGAAATTATCTTTACAATTATTGGAGGAAGGATCAGGTTTTAGCAAAACGTTGTGAGGCGATCGCCAATTATTATCAAAATTTCATAAATACTAATTCAGATAATGATTTTATTTTATCGTTAGTTGCTAATTACTTTTTAGAAGGGATTTATTTTTATAACGGATTTATGTTTTTCTATAACTTAGCGGTAAGAAGTTTAATGTGTAATACAGCGGACATGATTAAATTAATACACCGGGATGAGTTAAATCATGTGAGATTGTACCAAAAGATTTTAGAAGAAAGTTTACAGCAAAATAAAATAGATGAAGAATCGATTTACACTTTGTGTGAAAGTACGGTACAACAAGAGATAACATGGTCAGCTCATATTATAGGGAATGAAGTCTTAGGTATTACTGAAAATTCGAGTAAAAATTATACTCGTTACTTAGCTAATATGCGATTAAAAGCAATAGGATTAAATGCCATGTACGATACAGATTGCGAGAATCCTTATAAACATTTAGAGAATATTGCTGACGTTTCTAAAGAGGCGAGTTCCAAAACTAACTTTTTCGAGAGTAGTGTTACTTCTTATAACATGGCGACTAATGTGAGTGGTTGGGATTTTTAACTTTTTATCTTTACTTTGGGGCGAAAGTATTGAGAACCTTTAGATACTTCCTCCGCTTTACTTAGAAAATCGGAGATAAAACATTCTTCTACCGACGAATAAATAGGAAAAGGATGATCCTCATCGTCGCTTCTAACAAATCCACTTTTCTTATCTTCATTCAAAAAGAGTATTTCGTTTTTAGATGTTTTATCCACGTTATGATTTTCAGAAGTGATGAATAGACAATTCTCTTGAGGTTTTTCTTTATCAAAGTCATAAGGATATAGCGATCCAATACATTCTGAAAAAAGAGATAAATTCTGGCAATGTATTTCTTCTATTTTATATGGGATAACTTTTTCAAAAAATTCTTTACTACAAGTATTAGGGTGACAATCGATATAAATATAAATAGGTTTTATTCTTATCAAATCACCTGATTTTAATAGTTTCATTTTGTATTACTTATTTTATTTGTATTACTTTCATCATACATGAATTTGATGTTAACGACTGAGATTTTAACATTTAACATTTTGTTAAGATAAAGATAGTGTATTACAGAATGTAATGAATGGATTACCGCATTATTTTTTAATTGGACTAATAATCTCTTATGTTTATTTGTTATTACTAGGAAGCCAAGTAATGGAATTAAATAAAGGTTTCATGGAAATAACAGGAGCTTATCTCGGTTGGTTAACATCAGAGACAGCCAAAAGTAAAGAAATGGCATTTGTAATTGTTGTTTTGGTAGCAAGTCTTTTTATTGTAATGGTAATTCAGCCTGATAATTTACCTAGTATTGTTGGGCTTATTACTTTTATTTCAGTTGGTTGGTTCGGTTCATTAACAAATCGTATAAATTAAAATTATGGACGCTATAAATCCACTCATTATCTCAAATCTTCTCACTACAGAAAACAGCTTATTAAATTTAGGACAAACTCTTACTATACAATCTTTTAAAACTAATGATGATTTAATTACTACTGCTCGTAATACAAGTATAGTATTTAATCCTTTAGAAAATGATGAAGGATTATCATGGTTAAGATCATATACTTCGCCAAAGAATGGAACAATTACCAGAGGGGGAAATAATAGTTTAACCTATATCCCAAATATGGGTTTTATGGGTGTCGAAAACTTAGTATATAAAGGACAATTAGATCAATTAATAGCAAAAGGGAATATAACGATTAACGTAGTTGATAGCGAACGACTACCCATCGAAATAAATAAGTCACCTATAGCTAAAGATGATTTATTCAATACAACAAATGACAGATCAATTAACTTTAATCCTTTGTCGAACGATACAGACCCTGAAAATAAACCATTAACAATTAGTAATATTACAACTCCGCTAAATGGTAGCTTGATTAAAAACGGGAATGAATATATATTCGCCCCTAACAATAATTTTGTTGGGAGAGAATATATTGACTATGAAGTTTCAGATGGTATTAATACATCAATAGCCAAAGTAATAATTGAGGTGACACAATCAACTATCGAACCCACACCGATTCTACCACCGTCGATACCCGAAAAGCCATTATTAAATTTAGGGAGAAAAGAGTTTAATTTAAATACGGGTTATGGATTAATTAATGCTAATGAGTTAGTAAATATTGCATTAGGAAATAGCTCTTTATTTGATAATGTACCTAATTATGAAGGGGTAAATGGGAATTATTTAAATTTAATAAATGTACCCGAAGTTTGGATAAAAGGCTATACCGGTAAAGGGGTAACAGTAGCCGTGATAGATCAAGCTATAAATATTCAACATACTGATCTTAAAAATAATATTTGGGTAAATAAAAACGAAATAGCAGACGACGGATTAGATAACGATAGTAATGGGTTTGTAGATGATCTTAACGGCTGGAATTTCAGAACAAATAATAATAATTTAATAACTAATGGTGGACATGGAACTCATGTTATGGGTTTGGTTAGTGCAGAGAATAATTCTATTGGTAATACTGGCGTTGCTTTCAATTCTTCTCTTATGCCTATCGAAGGGTTAATCACATGGGATACTGTCGAGAAAAGTATTTATTATGCCGTCAATAATGGTGCTAATATTATTAATTTATCTTTAGGTGGGGGTCAAGTTAATTCTATAAGAACAGCTTTACAATATGCAAAAAATAAAGGTATTGTAGTAGTAGCATCTGCTGGTAATGATAGCAGTGAATCACCCATTTATCCAGCCGCTTTTGCTAAAGAAGGATTGGCGATCGCCGTTGGAGCTTATAATGAAAATTTCAGTAATAAAGCTGGTAATGATAACAATATGCTTTATGTCACAGCTGGAGGAGAAGGTATTAGTACAGTAGGATTTGATGATTTTGGGAATAAAAGAGGTACTTCCATGTCTTCTCCTTATGTCGCTGGTGTAGTTGCTTTAATGTTAGAGGCAAACCCTAATCTCACACCTGCTCAAGTTTATAATATTTTCACTCAGAAATATGTTTAAGATTAATCCATGATGCAGGAGTTGAACCTGCCTAACACAAATTATGAGTTTGCTGTCTAACCGCTCGACCATACATGGTTAAATTATTTATTTATTTTAACTTATTTAGTCTTCTTCGTCAATAATATAATGTCATATTATTGACGAAACGTTCCAGTTATAAAAATCATTTTTATTCTTTTTCTGGATGTCTTAGTAAGTGATCATACCACAAATATATCTAAAAAGTAATATATTTGTGGTATGATTAAAGTATAAATCTACAAAAAAAATGTACTTATGGCAAGACAAAAACTGCCCACTAGCACGACTAAAAGACGAAGAGGCTTGACAGTGGGGGAAGAGATAGCTGATTACAAAAAGGATTATCATCAAACAGCTAGACAAGAAATAAAATTTTTAATTCCAAACGAAGAGCAGAAAAAGTTAGTTTATAGTATCCGCAATAATAGTATTTCATTAGTAACAGGCAACGCTGGTACGGGGAAAACTCTTTTTTGTATTCAAACTCTTTATCAAATGTTAAAAGCCCGTACCATTAATGAAATATTGATTATTCGATTAGTTGCTGGTAATAAAGATGAAGATTTAGGGTCATTACCGGGCGAAGTTAAAGATAAAACGTCACCATTTTGGGAAGCTATCAGAGATAACCTTGAATTGTTTGTTCCCGAAGGTGAGATTAATTATCTCTTTGATAAAGATAAAATCAAAGTCTTACCCATGAGTTTTGTAAGAGGTCGTACTTTTCACAATAAAGGGATCATTATCGAAGAAGCTCAAAACCTTAATCGCTTAGAAATTTTAACTATACTTACTCGTATTGGTAAAAATTCTAAAATGGTCTTTAATGGTGACGATGCTCAATGTGATCGCTATAATACCGATGGTTACGGAATGCATTATCTTAAACGATTACTTACTGGTATTAATGATATTGGGATTGTAGATTTTAAACAGAAAATCAATGAACGTCACCCATTAATTACTGATATACTACAAAGAGTGGTTGAGTTGAAAGTACAAGATGAAAAAAGAAAAGAATCGACGGAACATTCCAAAGAAAAAGAAAAATATTTTTCAGTTAGAGCAAATTTAGATTGTGGCAGAATTGAGAAAAAAGAAAATTTTAAGCACGGATTCATCTGATTGTAGAGGATAAAGTTGTTTATTCTGGGAAACTTTTAGCCTCTACAAAGGTTCCAGATACGGTGATTGATCCTAGTTTCGATAAATCTATTTATCGTTTTGGTAATAAAAATTTACCTTTTATTAAACCTATTGAATTTTTTTTTGTAATATATAAGTAATCTTTTAATACATTATTCAATGTTCACTTACTCAAAATTTAACAAAGACTTTTGGCTGGTAAAAACACATTATCTATATCCTGACAATGATATTATCGATATTTTTGTCAAAGAAGAAAAAGGAGGATTACTATTAACTGATTTAGGGGAAACAATACGTTGGCTTTTAAATCAGTTAATTTCTGATTCTCTGAACGATCAGTTTATTGCAAAGACTTTGGATATTTATAATATTCAAAGAGATAAAGGATTGTTAATAAAAAAAGTTGACGATTCCCAATCTTTATCTACTCTTTTTAGTGCAATTAATGAATTCTGTAAAGCTATTATTCATATCACGACTTATTACCCTACTTGAATAAAAATGAAAAATTTATTAATTTCATTTTCAGGCGGAGAAACTTCCGCCTTCATGGCACAATGGATAAAGAAACATTTGAAAAGTAATTATGAAAAGGTTGCCTATGTTTTTGCTAACACTGGTTTAGAAAATGAACAAACACTAGAATTTATCCAAAAATGTGATGACTATTGGGATTTTAATATTCAATGGGTTGAGGCCAATGTAAATCATGGGCAAAGAAAATGTACGGGGTATTCTCTAACTAATTTTGAAAAGGCAAAAAGAAAAGGCGAACCGTTTGAAGAAATAATCAGGAAATATGGAATTCCTAACCAAGCGTTTCCTATCTGTACAAGAGAGTTAAAACTATCCCCTATTCGGGCATTCGGGAAACACTGGTTTAATGGAGAAAAGTATGATACAGCCATAGGTATTAGAAATGATGAAATAGATAGAATAAATGAAAAAGCCAAAGAACAAAAGTTGATTTATCCTTTGATCGATATGATTTCAGTAAATAAACCAATGATCAATACTTTTTGGGATCGAATGCCTTTTAGGCTTCTATTAAAAGGGTATCAGGGGAATTGTGTTACTTGCTGGAAAAAAGCCGATAAAAAACTATTTCAAATATATAAAGAGAATCCTCAAGCATTTGATTTTATGGCTGAAATGGAATCTAAATATCCTAGAGTAGGTGCTGAGTTTACAAAATATTTAAACGCAAAAAATAGAGTATTTTTCAGAAATAATCGCAGTGTTACAGACATAATACACCAAGCTCAAAGTTGGCAAGGAACAGTTAAAAATGACGCTGATGATTATACTTATCAAATTGATTTATTAGGCGGGGATAGTTGTGAAATATTTTCAGAATGTCACTCTTAGACGAATCCATACTATAATAGAAGTACAAACAAAAAACAAAGTAGAAATATGAATAAAGTATTAAGTTTTCAAGATATTCCTCAGCTTGAGTATGGGAGTTATAGTATAACTGTGAGTTTTGAGTATCTAAATAAACAATTAGAAACCTATAAAAAAGAATATAGTTTAGATTTAGACCCTGAATTCCAAAGAATTTATAAATGGACTGAATTACAAAAAGAAAAATATGTAGAATTTCTTTTAAAAGGGGGAAGGAGTGCAAGAGATATTTATTTTAATTGCCCTCACTTTGAAAAAGGAGGCAACTTCGTAAATATCGATCCTATTTTAAATCGAATGGTAATAGTAGATGGGAAGCAAAGATTATCTGCTGTTTCGAAGTTTATGCAAAATGAAGTTAGAGCATTTGGATATTTCTATAAAGATTTTGACGGGGTAATAAGAGATTCTATAACGAAATTGACATTTAATATAAATCAATTAAGAACAAGACAAGATATTTTAAATTGGTATCTTGATTTTAACTCAGGTGGGACTATTCACACTGAAGAAGAGTTAAATAAAGTAAGGCAGTTAATAGCTAAAACACAGGAATAGCTCTAATTAAAACTTTCTTAGATATTACAATCTCATTACTCACCAATTCCAACCCGTTAGCATCTAAATGCAGACGGGCTTTTTTATCTCTTCCTTCAGGCACTAATGAGATATGATTACCCCTTCTTTTCGTTTGATTATATTCATTACCTTTTATATTTTCTTTATCTACTTCATAACCCATTGATAAATCTGTAATTGATTTTGATAATACTGATTCTATCGCTTGGCGATCATTTATCGCAATTTCACCATCTAAACATTTCTCTTTTTTATTACACACTACATTAATCAAAGTCCCAACTGTTAACTCACGATAATTCACTGGTGTTACAGGATCATCGGGGTGAAATAAAGTTAATGGCATACCATAAAGTGAATCTACATAATTTTTATCAAACAGAGTTGTTAAGGGGACAAATTGTAATTCAATTGTCCCATCAATATTTTTATACTCTAACCAACCACTAGATGCTAATGTCCCTTTTAATCTGATACCACCACCAGCTACTTGTTTTATTGAATTTTTATTAATATTTATAAAATCGTATTGCATCTTTTTATCCTTACTCTTTATTTCAATTATACTACATACTAAATAAGCCTTATAAAATTCTTTTAGGTACGATTAATCCTTTCCTTACTTCATTCGCCTTGTTTAGCTAAATAATCAGCAATACAAAGAATAATTAGTTATTTGTTTAATGGCTCTTTTTCTTAAACAGAAAAAAGAAAAAATAATTTTTTTTGCATAATTAACTTGATCTTTATTTTTTTAATTATGAGTTTATTGATCTTAATTATGTATATCGAAAACCTGTTAACAGGTAACCTAATGACAGGAAACCTAATATCAGGCAACCTGTTGATAGGAACTCGTCAATTGGCTTTTTTCTATGGGAAAGTCATATCCTATAGATATATCTCTATGCGTTGTCAATTAGGTGAAGCAGGAAGGAAACAGCAAGCCTATACAACATCAAAAAATGACTACTGTATAGGTTTGCGTAGGTTTTTCAGAGCGAAAACTATAAATAATTAAATGAGCATAGAGAATTTATGATCAAAATGTACTTAAAAAGTTACAATCAAATTACAACTATTTTTATTTTCTATGAATCAAGTTTTTCATGCCGACTGTTTTGATATTTTAAAAACTATTTCTGACAATTCAGTAGATGCTGTTATTACTGATCCACCTTATGGTTATCTCAAACACAAATTAGACTGTCTTTTCGATGCGCAATTACTCTTTACTGAATGTTTCAGAGTGTTAAAAGATACAGGTTTTTTATTATTCTTTGGTCGTGGTTTTGAGTTTGCTAAATGGAATGTAATATGTAGTGAATTAGGTTTTGTGTTTAAAGAAGAATTAATCTGGTATAAAAAGAGAGCGAGTAGCCCGTATTCAATAGTTGGTAGAATCCACGAATCTATAAGTTTGTTGGCAAAGAAAAATAGTAAATTAAATAAAGTTTATGTGGATAAAATAGAATTTGATGAGGCTATGAATCCTAAAATAATTAATCAAGATTATAAAAGAATATTATCTGACATCCATAAAATAAAATCGTCATAAGATTTTATTTTATGGTCAAATGAATTAACTGAACATAAAAATAAACACAGTATAACTACAGGTGAAACTAAGAAAGATTATGCTCGTAGTTATTCTACTTATAAAGCACATCAAAAAGGGGTTGGTTTAAGAAGTATAGTCCCGATGCAAACAGAGCATTATCACTTCCAACACCCTACACAAAAACCCGTTAAACTCTTTAAGCAATTAATTGAATTAACCACAAAAGAAGATGATTTAGTAATTGATCCTTTCGCTGGAAGTGGTACAACGGCGATCGCCTGTTTAGAATTGAATCGCAATTATATCTGTATAGAAAAGGATCAGGAATATTTTGAAGTGATAGAAAATAGGATTACTAAATGGCATGAAGATAATAAACAAAAAGACTTGTTTACGTGTAATTAATTTTAAGTAAAACTGTAATTTAATAGTTAAAAATGTTACAATAAACAAAGGTATGATGAAACGAGAAAAGCAACTCACAATCTTACCAATTATGAATTGCCTATATATCATCTCGTTCCCCTAAAGGAATTTAAACAAGTAGGAGATAAACTTATGGTAACAGATTTCAATTTAAGTTTGCAAGGTACGGTTTCACCATTCGATAGATTAAGACGTATTGATGAAAATGGTAAAGAATATTGGTCAGCTCGTGAGTTAATGCCGTTATTAGGTTATTCAAAATGGCAAAATTTCTTTTCTGCAATAGAGAATGCTATTGAGAATCTTGAAACCGTTACTGAGAATGTCGATAACCACTTTTTACTTCTAGAAGTAAAAAGTCTAGGACGACCATCTGTCGATTATAAATTAACAAGATTAGCTAGTTATCATGTAGCTATGGCTTGTGATTCACGAGGTAACGAACAAGTAAAAATGGCAAAACATTATTTTGTTGTCAAAACTCGTCAAGCTGAACTTCAACAAGCACCCGTACAACCTAAATTACCAAGTCGTGTAGTAGCACTTGAAACAGCAGAATGTATCAGTGGTATTTATAAACATATTGGTGAGGATAATCCACGATTAGCACAATTTTTAATTGACCATGCTATCAGTGATTTAATGCCAAGTAGTAATAATCTTTTAGTAGGGGAAGAATTAAAAGGAGTTGTTGAGATTGCAGAAGAAATGGGTTTGCCAGTCAACATTAAAAATCGTAGTCAACTCGGTAAATTTGTTAAAAGTTCATGCGGACATTTAGCAATTCAAGAAAAACGATTAGTTAATGGACGTATGCAACCAGTCGCTTGTTATCCATGCTACAGTGAAGAAGTTAAAGAAGCTATACAACAATTCTTTGCTTAACTGCTAAATTAAATACAATAAAAAATCTCTATAAAGTATTATAGAGATTTTTTATTGTATAGAGATATATCTATAATATTTGTTTATATTTTGTATTTTTAGAAAAAATATGGTAAGAATTAGATAACAATGATAATGGAAATAAAAAAAGAGAAATGACCAAAATGAGATTACTCACTATGCCTAAAAAAGATACAGGCAACGAAGATCGTTTTATGATACCCCTTGAATTGGCGAACTCTTTTCTCTGGAGTAAATCACGAGGATTGAAGATAGAAAATAAAAGACTAGAGAAAAAATTATCAAGGGCAGAAGTCTCGAAAAGAATAAAAGAAAAACACCATATTAATGATTGTGGCAATAGTTATGTTCGGAACGTAGAAAAAGGAATAGCTAAAAGCGTAAGAACTGATATTTTATTAGCTTTAATCGACCTTTTAGATATGGATATACAAGATTTTCTAATTTAATTCTTTTTTTACTTGACATTTGCATTTAGAGTGCAATATAATAATTAGTGTGAGTTGAAAAAACGATTCTATGTAGCACCTAGACAATTGCATAATAAAAAAAGAAGAGATGCTTACAGTAGAATTAATAAATCAATTAAAAATTACTTTATCTGATTCTACTAAATCAGATAAAGTAATGATCGAGACTATGTTGAAAGTTCTAAATGAATTTAAAACAATAGAGATGGAAGTCAGAGAATTACAGAAATTAATAAGACGACTAATACAAACAAAACAAATAGATAAATACATTGAATTAAATGGAAAAATTTACTGTTTAGAGACATTAGAAGAATTTGAATTAATTACTGCTGATAATGATGATTTAAAAAATATTGTAATAATCGAAAGAGAAATAAATCAACATAATTTAGATTTAGAGATAATTATTGAAACGAGTGATCATACTTTTAATAGTTTATATGACAAAAGAAGAGAGTTATTGGAAAAACTTTTTTCAGATGTTAAAAATAAAGCGGTAAAGAATGATGAAGTTTTAATATTAAATGACAATATAATCTTCTTAGAAGATTGAGGAAAACATGTAAAACCGTCTTAAATATATTTAAGACGGTTTTACATACAAACATACAGAATTGAGAAAAATGAACTCTTTGAAAAGAATTGCATCGATTTATATCTTATCTAATTTTTTAAAATTTTGCAACTGTAATAATTATCAAACGGGGGAATAATGGGTATAAAAATAATGGGGATGAATAAAACTGAAGTGATGGAGAGATTTCCAATCTTAAAACAATATCAAAAAGAAAATGATTTTGTGACGACAGCATATCGTGTATTAATCGATAAAATTATTGAAGGATTAAATATCGAGGATTGTAAGATATTAGCCAGAGAAAGATTAGATTTTAGTTTGCTCACTGCTTTATCTCTAGTTGAAGATTTTAAAAAAGGAGCATTAAAAGCAAATTATAGATTAGATGAAGCTATTCGAGTTTTAGATTATGCATTAAAAGAATTAAAGAAATTTTTTTATACTCCTAAAACCTATCACCGAATTTCAAGAAATCCAATGCTTATAGCAGACAGAACAGGAGTTTCTAAAGTTATTTGGTTAATGACAAGATTTTATGTTTATCCTCATTTATGGACGCATTTAGTTAATGAGATAATTGAGGATAAAATAGTGTATGTGATTTTTTATTATACCGAGCATGGATCAAATCGTTTTGTGCGAGTAAATTTGCATGACTATAAAATTTATAAGAAACAACTTTTAAACCTCAAAATCGTTAATGAGAACCAAGAAAAAGAGATTATTAATATTGTTAATAGTCATTTTGGGACTTTTAAAATTAGCTCTGTTTTTGCGACTGAAGAGATCGGCGATCGCTTGATAATTTATCCGACTCGTAACAGACAGGAAAAAGTAGAAATGAACTTATTTACTTTTGAAGATCAACAAAAAAGACGAGGAGAGTAAAAAATGGATTTTCAAAATCTCACTGAACAAAATAAAACAGATATTAAAGATGTTGTTAATGCTTATTGCGGAGTAAAAAGAGTTACTTCAGTCTATGGTGCAAATTTGAAAAACTCAACTTTAACTATTTATTTACATACAGATGAAAACAATTTTTTCGAAATGGATTACGGCGAGTTTAGAAGAACATTTAATGAATTAATATTAGGAGCATAGAAAATGAACGCAACACAAACAATTACTGATTTATCAGTATGTACAAGAGAAGTACATCTTCTTGAGGTAAATAAACCTTATTTACAATTATCTGTGTATAGTATTTTGACTTATGCCGATGATTATGGTTATGAAGAATATAGCGAAATACTAGAAATAAAAGGATTAGACACTCCAGATATGACAGAATTTGGTTATGAAGAGGAATTAATCAAAAAAGAAGATTGCACTGAAGCCTTACAGCAAATATTAGAAGGCAAAGATTTGTATTATCATTTTAATACGGAAGTTTTCTTAGCTTTAATGAATGGAGAATTATTATTAGAGGATTATTACTTAAACGATTATTAACTATTAACAGACCCCTTTAGGCAACTAAAGGGGTTAAATTTATTATGATAAAGAATTTAGATGTTTTAAAAGGAAAAATTTCATTACTGGATTTAGTAAACGAGAATATAATAACTAAAAGAAATGGTACCAATCATGTAGGCTTATGTCCATTCCACAAAGAAAATACTCCTAGTTTTTCAGTTAATTCAGAACAAAATGTATTTTATTGTTTTGGTTGCCAAGAAGGTGGAGATGCTATTCACTATTTTCAGCAGTTAAATAATTTAGATTTTTTAGAAGCGGTTACTCAATTAGCCGATAAATATGAAATAACTTTAGACAAGGATCAAACTGAAAAACAAAAACAGTTTATCTCAAAACAAGAAAAGGCTTATAAATTAGTAAGTGAGGTTAATCGACAATTTCAATCCCAATTAAACCAAAATATTAAAGATTATTTAATTAAAAGAGGACTCAAAGAAAATACGATTAAAACTTTTGGCATAGGTTATGGAAGCTTAGTAAAGATTGAGGACAAAGAAATAGCTAGAGAATTAGGGATATTAAAAGGCGATAAATTTGTTTATCAAAATAGATTAATAGTTCCTATCCGAGATAAAAAAGGGTTGACAGTTGCTTTCAATGCGAGAACATTGACGAATCAAGAGCCTAAATATATTCATTCCCCAAATAGTTATTTATGGCAAAAAAAAGAGATTTTATTTGGATTATCAGAATCAATTCCATTGATAAAAAAACAAGATAAAGTTTATATAGTAGAAGGTTGTTTTGATGTTTTCATGGCATGGCAAAATAATATTCCAGCTGTTGCTTGTTTAGGGTCAACAATTAGTAAAAAACAGTTAACTGAACTACTTAAGTTAACTGATAATATTATATTTTGTTTAGACGAAGATAAAGCTGGACAACAAGCTATTTATAGATTAATAGAATCGGTAGAAACAGAAGTATTAGCGGGAGTATTTTATCCTAAGATTTTGATGTTATCAAATAAAGATATAGCTGATTATTTTTTAAAAAATGAGATTGGAGATTTTTTATTTTTAATACCTCTTGACTGGGTACAATGGCTGTTTGAATATTATAAAAAGACAGAAGAAAACCCTATTTACTCGGTAATAAAACTAATCTCTAAATTTAATTTACTAGGAGAAAAACAAAAATATATAAGATTAGCTAGTGAAGTATTACAAGGAGATCAAAGGTATTTAGAGAAAGAACTTTCAAGGGCATTGCTTATGCCTTTAGTAAAGAAACCCAAAAAGATAATAATAGAATCTAAGCCAAAATTATCGCTTAGTGAAATGCAAGAAATTTTTAAACAAAGAAAAGAAAAAAGGGAATTATGTTTACAGAAAATGAAATCAGGTTAGTCCTTGAAAAAACGATCTCACAAAAAAAACGATTAGAAGAAATCGATATTCACAAAAAAGAATTAGAATCTGAAAGAAAAAAACTAGAAGGACAGATGGGCTGGAATACTACAAAAATAATTCAATATTTAGAAGACAATAATCTTAAAAAAATTTTATTTGATAAATATAGTTTTTTAGTAAAGAAACTGCCTAGCCGTGTTAGTAAACTTTTGAAAAATATTGACGATTTTCCCGATAAATATAAAACTCCACAAAAGATTAATAAAACTGCTCTTTTGATAGACTATCAAAGAAAAAAAGATTTAAAAGATTTAGTAGAAATTACGACTGGAAAGAAAATTTTTATAAAAGAAACAGAAAATGCAACAGTTAATTATACCAAACAAAAAGGAATTAAGAGATTATCAAAAGAACGTAATTAATGCGTATTTTGATAAAATAAATTTAGGTTATAAAAGTATTTTATTATTTGCTCCTACTGGTGCAGGTAAGACTTTAATAAGTGCCAATATTATTGCTGATTATTTAAAAGAAGGCAAAACTGTTTTATTTTTAGTGCATCGAATACCTCTTATTGAACAAACTTTAAATACTCTCTATGACTTATTAGGGGGTATTTTACGTATAACTATTTATCAAGGAGTAAACACTGTTATAAATAACAATGCTCAAATAATGGTAGGCACTGTTCAAAGTGTAAAGGAAAATAAATTACCTGATCATGTTGATTTAGTAGTTTTTGATGAGGTTCATATGACTATTGGATTTAACCTTATCAGAACTATTCAGAAAAAATACCAACCAATTACAGCTTTAGCTAAAACCCATTTTTTAGGATTAACTGCGACACCTTATCGTGGCAAAAAAAAAGAAGGATTTTGCTGGTTATTTCAAGATATGGTTAAAGCTCCTCTCATGGCAGATTTAGTTAGATTAGGCTATTTGACCCCTTTCACTATGTATGGCTATGGATTTATCGATGATTCTAAATTGAAGACCGTAGATGGTGAATTTACCGCTAAATCTGTAAGTATTTATTGCAATGAAAACTTAAATAATGATGTAGTACAAAAATATTTAGATAAAGTAAAGGGGAAAAAATTTATTGCTTTTTGTTCATCAGTAAAACAAGCTCAACATTTATTAATAAGATTTCAAGAAAAAGGTATTGCTTCTGCTTTATGGGTAGGCGATACAAAATCTATGTCAAGAATTTCGATCCAACGGCAATTGAAAAGCGGTGAAATATTAGGTATCGTTTCAGTTAATTGTCTTAGTGAAGGGTTTGATGAACCTTCGGTAGAAGTTGCTTTAATTGCTACTATAACCCGTGTAGTTTCTAAATTTATTCAGATGACGGGCAGAGTTTTAAGATTATCCGAAGGAAAAACAGACGCTATATTATTTGATTTTGGCGATCATTATTCAAGATTCAAAAATGAAACACCGCTTGATATAGGTACAGAAAATAGTAAATACCCTTTATCTTTATGCCCACCAATTAAAAAAAACATTGAAGGGGAAGCCTTAACTAAAAAATGTCCTGAGTGTGAAGCGATCATTTATGCTATCTATAAAAAATGTCCTCATTGTGGTCATGTGTTTCCTCTAAAAGAAACTGAACATATAAAACCACCTAGTGAATTTAAGTTAATTTTATCAAAAGAAGAAAAACAACAAAGAAAATTTTTACATCAGAAAATACGAGCGATTTATTTATTGTTAGAAGATTATTATTTAACTAAACAAAAAAAAGAAAATAATTTATTGAATCCTATTGAATTAAATCCCGTATTGGCAAAAAGGTTATTTAAAAGGAAATATGATTTTTTTCCTAAAAAAGAATGGTATCGCAATGCTATTTTTAAAGAGGATAATCAAGAGAATAAAAGTAAATATGCCAAATACTTACTTTGGGCTTATCCTCAGTTTAAAGCAATTGATATTATTACTATCTTATCTTATGAATTCGGGGAGAAAAATGAACAAGACAGAGCTTGAACAAAAAATAAAAGACTTGATAGATGAGTATTTATTTTCTGAAACGGGGATATCCCATGACGAATACGAAACTATATTAAATACCGAGATTAATACATCGAATTTCAATAGAATACAAACGAAACTTTATAAATGTGAAAAAACTCTTAAAGAAATATGCAAGTTATTAGATACCCTAGATTTTTCTTACTCAATAGACCAGGCTCATTATGAGAAATTGAGAGAAATAACAGCAATAAGAGATTACTCTAAATGTCATAAATCTCATTCATAAAACTGGTATCAACTGGACAAGCATTAACATTAATAACTGGAAACGGGGTAAAATATATCTCATCCATAAAACTGGTATCAACTGGACAAGCATTAACATTAATAACTGGAAACGGGGTAAAATATATCTCATCCATAAAACTGGTATCAACTGGACAAGCATTAACATTAATAACTGGAAACGGGGTAAAATATATCTCATCCATAAAACTGGTATCAACTGGACAAGCATTGATCCCAGTTGAATTATTAATTTGAGCTAAAACTCCTATAAAAAAATTAGGCATTTAAACACTCCAAACATTTACAAGTACAAAACGATTATTTAAATTATTCCAATTTCCCACACATAACCATTTATTGTTCCCAGCGAAAAGGTTAGTGTTGAATTGATAAATACGACCGATGATCCAGCTTGTACCTATTCCTATTGCCATATTAGGGACTGTGCCAATCCTTGAATATTTACTACTTACTCCATTATTTCTTAATGTATTATCGAAAACGTGTAACTTTGTTGCCCATAAATCAGTTCCTGCGGTTTGTCCATCGTTACATGTAATACCATAAACTGCATCATTCGTTAATAAAATAGGTTTATTACTTGTGTTTGTCTGCTCGACTCTATGTTGTCCAGAAGTTGCAGTGAGACTGTTTTTATGAAATAAAAGTAATTTATTTTTATAGAATGAACTATAGTAAGGAGTTGCACTATTATTAGGGATTGTGGTATTGACATCTATTAATTCAGTTAGACACATAACTTTATAATCAGGAACAGTAAAAATCGTTGTATTATGAGTTATTAATATTATCCCATTTTGATTGATTGTATAACTATGATTATTTGCGGCATTTTGAGAAATACTTATGATTGTGGCAGAACCATTATCATCGAAATGAAAGGAGCCGTTTGCGAGATCAGCTACATTTATTCTGCTTCGTCCTACTAATGTAGTAATGGGGTCATTTGCTGTTTTCCAAGCAATATTATTTGTTGAGTTCATTGCTGTTCCGTTTGTCCACGTTCCAGCAAAACTAGAAAATCGATAATTTAAGAATCCGAATACTGCAGTCAGATCAGTTTGTAATGTCCCTGCTGAATTGTTAATTATAAGATCAGAAGTATTATAACTATAATTTATTTGAGAGGAAAACTTCCCACAATAATAATTCCCGTTCCCGTCTGTATAATATGCCATATTAAGTTAATTTTCCTACTATTGTCCATAAATTACTACCAAGATGTATTACTTGAGCTGTATCATATTTTGCTACTAAAGTACTTCCTCCAGAGTCTAATGTACCGATCGCCACAAAAGTAATTATATTAGTACCAGCGTTTTGAACAGTACAAGTAAACCCAGTAGTTAAACCATTGGGTAATGTAATTGTGATTGCATTACTTGCCCGGATAAAAGAATTATAATCTGATTCAGCTAACGTTGTATTAGTTGTGATTACTCTTATCCCTATGGTAGTAATTGGTTTGTTACTTAAATCATTATAGCTTATCTGTAAATTGCCCGAACCTAAAAGACTATTATTATTAATGCTTTTTAGATTGGTCTGATTAACCAAAGTTGCTTGTTTGGCATTAAGAGCATTTTGTAAATCCGTCTGATTACTTAACGTACCAGTCAACAAACCCCAAGCGATTCCAGAACTGGTCAAAGAAACACTTGCAGTATTACCTCCTAAGTTAGTGATTGTAGCGTTACTAAAAATGATTGTAGCAATATTAGGATAATTACTAACACCATCATTTAAAGTAATATCACTAGATGGTAAATTATAAAATCCTTTAGTTCCAAGTGCATTACTACCATAATATTGATTAGTGCTAACTGTACCACTTATGTTAGCTGCCAAATCTACGATCCCATCATTATTAGTATCATAAATCGACTTATTCATATCACCAATACCGCTACCAATAGGGAAGCCATAAAACCCTTTAACACCACTAGCATTAGTACCGTAATATTGATTAATACTTGGTGAACCAGCGATATTAGTAGCAATATCGGCAGAGTTTACAACACCATCATTGTTACTGTCATAAGTTGATACCTCCATATCACCCGTAGCGATAGGCAAATCGTAAAATCCTTTAATATTACTTGCATTAGTACCATAGTAATAATTAGCTAAAGTTGATCCATTTATTGATTCAGCACTATCTACAATCCCGTTATTGGTAGTGTCATAAACCGAAGTAAGCATATCTCCGATCCCATTACCAATAGGGAAGTTATAAAAGCCTTTAATATTACTTGCATTAGTTCCGTAATATTGAGTGGACGAAGGTGAACCAACAATATTGGTAGCAAGATCAGCTAATTCAGCAATATCAACTTTGCCGTTATTGGTAGTATCATAAGTCGATTTAAGCATATCGCCACCTAATGGCAAAGCATAAAATCCTTTACTATTACTTGCATTAGTACCATAGTAATAATTAGCTAAAGTTGATCCATTTATTGATTCAGCACTATCTACAATCCCATTATTGGTAGTATCATAAACAGATTTAACCATATCCCCACCGGATGGAGGTAAATCGTAAAACCCTTTAATGTTACTTGCATTAGTACCATAATATTGATTTATAGATGTACTTCCGCTTACTGCTGTAGAAAAATCTACAATTCCATTATTGTTAGTATCGTAAGTTGATTTGAGCATATCGCCCGTACCAATACCAGTAGGGAAAGTATAAAAACCTTTAAATCCGTTACTATCTGTACCATAATATTTATTGGCTGGAATAATACCTGCTAAATCTTGGGCTAAATTTACAACACCATCGTTATTAGTATCATAAATCGATTTAAGCATGTCTCCCGTCACCGAGATATTAATAGTAGCAATACCGCTACCACTATTGGTTATACTTGCACCGTTAAAATTTAGTTGACTTACATCATTTATAGTTGTAATACCATCAGTGACTGAATCTAATTGACCACCAGTCGAATCAATGGTTAAAGTATTGAGAAAATCATTATAGGTCAAATTAACATTATTACCAGCAATCAATAAAGAAGCTACTCTATCATCAACACCCTCATTAAAATTAGGGATTGTAGTAGGATCAATTATTAAATTCCCCGCACCTAACAACGTAGTATTGTTAATACTTTTGATATTAGTTTGATTGACTAGCAAAGGTTGTAACGCATCTAAAGCTGTTTGTAACCCACTAATTGTTACGATCGCCTGTGTACCTGTGTGATTAGTCCTATCTAAATAAAATTCAGGTAATTCACCACCTAATGTGTCCGCATCAATATTACCAGTAATGCCTGTTATCGGTGTAGGGTTTGTAATAGTAGCTTCTCCCGCATAACCACGACCTACTATAGAACTTACCCTATACACCTTGACATCAAAAGGCAACGTTATACCGTCTGTTATTTGATCAACATTAAAATAAGTAATATTTTGTGCATTGGTAGAAAAAGTACGCACCACGCTATTACTTGTATTTAAAATATCAATTTCATAAGTAATTATTTCAGTACCATTTTGAAAAGGAGAGTTATTTATATAAGGATAATCCCATGTAATTGTTATATTGTCAGCATCATCTATCTGGCTTTCGATATTAGTAGGGGCTAAAGGAATATAATTATTGCCTACTGTGTTGACTGTATTAGTAGGGGTTGCATTCAAATCTTGCCAAGGGGCTATAACTGGTTGGTAAGTAATTGATTGACCTACATTGAGAGTATTGGCATAAAAAGAATAATAAGCCCCATCACCTTTTAATAAAAAGAATTTATCGCCAACGTTGTTATTGCTATTAAAATTTTGCGTATTGAAAATACTTCTTTGCAGGTAATTTATAGTATATCTATCATTCCCTAAAGGTAAAACATCTCTAAATTGTATTAATTCACCTTCCCATACACCATTATTTTGACGAGCTATTAATGCCAAATTAGAACCCGTATTAAATTGACTTGCACTAATTGACGATAAACTGCCACTAAATAATTGTACATTCAAAGTATTAACAGTATCTAAACCAGTTGCTGATGGTAATGCGGTTTCACATTCACCAATCGTAGAAGTAGCTGTGTGATTGACGGAGGCGATATAACTATTACCTCCGTCAAAACTGATATTTACAGTAGTCGGTGCGTCCGCACAGATATAAAGAGTATTCGGTGGATTATTAGGATTGATAACAGGAATATCAAGAAAATAAACATCAGGAATGCCATTGTCTAAAGGATCAATTAAAGAGGGGAATGAATTACTGTTAGGTGGGTTTGTTGAGGTGTAAAGGAATGCCCCAAATCCGATATAGCGTCTTGCTGATACTTCAATCGTATAGTCTGGATTTAAAGTTATTTTTTCTATCTGTACAATTTCCCCGTTTGGTAATTCTACTATTCCTAAAAGTTCTAAATAAGGATAGTACGGAGCTGGCAACTTAAATGTATAACTGAAACGCTGTCTAGTAGTTACTAATTTTAATATTTTTCTAGCTTGTTGCCTTGCTTCATAAGGATTTGTAGAAATTTGAGTTTCTATTCTAAAATCATTTTCTTGAGTATATTCTTCAAAATGTTCTACAATCTCATCAACATCATATTTTTGATTGTTATTATAAAATTTTAGACTAGCTTTATTTGGTAATTGGCTTTTGGCTGTTCTAGTTACTTCAAATATTCTATTTTCATTTACAGCCAAGTAATGATTAGTAGGAAAAATATTTGGCGTAAGAATACCCCGATCAAAAGATTTGAACATTATTACTCCTTCCCCAGATTCCACTGCGGTAAAAAGGTAAAACTGCATCAAATCTTCTAATACTTTCCTTGATGATTCTCCATTCTGACTGACTAGCAACCCCTCATTTAAAACATATTTACCAGCTATATCAGTTACATCTATACGATCAGAAGGCACTCCTGCACTTTCACATATATCACGAACTACTAAAGAAACATCGGGATTAGCCCCAAACTTTTCGCCTAATAAAACAGCTCCTATTTGTGTAGGTATTTGATTACCATATACTTCTAAAGGAACATCTTTAAAACCTATATAACAAACGCCTTTGTACGCAATTTCTGCCTCGTCCCCCGTTTCAATGGTTTGCATCGCTGACCATGGCTGAGTTTGCGTACCATCAAAAAAAGTACAATATTCTTGAAAAAAAGAATGATCCGTTGTAAATTCTTGCCCATTCACAATTACCCTTTCTAGGCTTACATCACCCTCACAAAATAAAACAGCCCATGTCCCATAAACTTTCTCAGTTTCATTTTGTTGCCCCCCTTTTCCACCTCCTCCGCCACCTTTACCACCTTGAGATGTAGTTTCAGTCTCAATGCGATACATTTTCTCAATCGTATCAGGCCAAAATTTGTTGCCTTCTAATCTGATCTTGCCATATATTTTGGGTATGGGTGAATCGTACTCTGATTTTGGAACTCTTAAACTTGTTTCTTGTTTTTGTTTTTTTTGTGGTGTTGTAAATAAAGGAGATATTGCACTGACGGCTAAAGATATTCCTAAACCAATTATTGGATCAAATCCCATTATCTAAACCTCCAGATACTGTGGAGTTTACGCAACCAAACACCATCAAGATTATGTTCGATAACTTTGCCAACTCTGTTTTCGGAATGAATAATAGTATAAGGGGCTGTAATGATACCTACATGGGTCGAATAACCACTTACTTTAAATATAGCTATATCCGTACTATCCATAAGATTCAAATCACCCTGATCTTTGCTGTAAAGTATCTGGAAATTATCAGCTATATAATCAACAATTTCATTATTGCGTGAGATACGATTATAATTTTTAGGGATAAGTGGTAAATCACAACCGTATTCTATAGCTACCGCCATTAAGAAATTTACACAGTCAACACCAACTCCTTTTATTTGTTGATCATGTTGCCATTTAGTGCCTAACCAACTTCTCGCTATTTTTATAAACTTTTCTTTATCTATCATAGATCACCATAACACCTTATGTAATCCATTATATTACATAGCTAAAAGCCAGTAGTAGGATTACTAGCAACAATGTCGATACCAGGTAATTTAGGAAAAGCTCCATAGTTAGGTAAGTTATCATAATCACGACAAGCAGCAAGGGATTTATCACAGTGACGAGTTAAAATGACATCACAACCAATATCGGGAGAGTAAGGTAAATTTTCACTTATGGTAATATTTAAACCTTGAGCCTCTTCTATATAAAAAGCTCGTTGGCTAAAATTCCCGTTGGCGAATTTTAATTCTCCATATTTATACCCTGACCAATTATCCAAACCGAAGCCGACTTGTAAAACATGAGTATTTATAACACCTGTCAAGACTGCTGAAACTCTCACATTACTATCAATTACCCGATTACAAGCATGACCTGATGTACCCTGACTTAAGAATTGATGACGGCACAATGAGGTAGTTTTTTTAGAAACGGAATTATTTAATTTTTCAGTTGAGCCTATTGTTTGAAATTGGTAAGTACGACTGCCAGTAGGTAAATAGCCCAAAACATAATCTCCGAAATAGCCATTAAATGATTGGCTAACAATAGTGTCACTTAGCCAATCATAAAGATAAATATCCACAATTGCATCATCATATAAACCTCGTCTTATATCAGTTTCATCTACATAAAAATCATTAGTAATACTTTTTGTCTCAATATTATCTACGTTTAACTCTGCTGTTTTCGTGGTAGAGGTTGATTCAAAAGCTATCGTGGGTGTACAATTTACCCCATTTATTGTTAATTGACGATCATGGTTTGTAAATCCTAACTTGAAATTATCACTCCTCGTAATGATCCAACATCTACAAAAAGTAGATTTTAAAAACTGGTTTTCTTCTATGAATTTTAAATTATTTATTTTTGACATCTGTACTTCCCCGTCTTCTGCATAAACTAAAGTTTGGAAAGACGGGACTTCTGAAAATCTAAATATAGAATCGATACTAGCTTCTATATCTTGTATTTGAAAATTTGACCAAGTACCTATTCCTAATCGCAATAAAATTAAAAGATATTCTTTGATTTCTTTGTGAACAGTTAATTCGGGAAACTCAAATTTCCTACGAGCTGAATTTAAACTTTGTCTTGATTCAAAACCAGATTCAGATTGGAAAATATCCGTTTTTGTCATCAAAGGTATTTGTGTTTGTAATTCTAAAGGAATTGATAAGTAATGGTTATATGTTTGCGTCAAGTTATTAGTTGCTTTTAATGATTCTGTTTTTACTTCCAGTATTCTTAAATCTGGTATAGAATACACTTGTTGTTGAATTTCTTTATCATATGTTTGTATGCCAATAGGTAGTATATCATTTTCAAAACGGCATAATAGACTGAAAGTTCCTGTCCAAGTTAAGTTGGCATTAGCACCATTGGTTATTTTGCCATCAGAGCCAAAAGTCAATGTATTTGTAACATCTGTATTCCCATTAAATACTTGGATACTGGAAAGGTCAGGATAATTAATAGGTCTGATAATACTGAACGTCCCTATATTATATTTTTTGCCAAATTGATATTCGCCTTCGTACTCATAAACAATTCCTTGACTATAAACTAATGCACCTAACACACCAAACCCCGTATAGAAAGGTTGAGCTGTTGCTATGTAGTCAATAGGGTCATAAAAATTGAATTGTCCCTCACTACCTTTTATTGTTGTAAAAAAATTTCTAACGTATTCATAGATAACCTGAGGTAATACTGAATTTGTAAAAGAAAAAACGCCTAATGGATATATCCATTGAGCGTTCATATAATCAATTCCACCTACAGTTTCTTGTAGTGTTGTTTTCTGATATTCATAAGTCACTGTCAAACCCATGTCAGGCTCTAATTCTAATATCGGCATTTATCTATGTAGTATCTTTAACTACTATGATAACACGGGAGTATTTTTTTCTGTATAAACGATCTCACCATCAAAAGATTTCTTTAATCTAGTAACTAAATCTAAAATATCGCTACCTACCGTAAAAGGTTCAGCAACGTTATCAAATAATTCTTTAGCTTCTTTAATCAACTTTTTATTGATTATTTGTTGCCTTAATTCCAGTCTTACTTTTAAGAGATATTGAGTTTTTTTGATTGCTTTATCCTTATCTGATAAGTTGCCTAATTGTGTATCTATTTTCCGATCAATTGTTTCTTCTGTTATGGTTTCCCCAAATAATAATTTATAAGCGGAGGTTACATCAAAAATATTATTTGTCATCAATATTTTTTTATCTTTAATTAATTGCAAAGTTTTTTCCGCTTTATAAAATACATTCACCTTGCCATTAACAAATAATTTATGAATGTTATCTAAAGGTATCTTTTTTGTATCTATGACATGACAATATTTTTCTGAGGCAATTATTAGATAGTTTTCATACTCACCAATGGCGATCGCCTGTTCATCATTAAATAATCGAAAAGTGTTGTCTAATTGATAATCTTCTTTTATCTCCAGATAATCTACAACGGCACAAATTTTGTCTAACTTTAGTTTTAGATTACTTTCTAATTGTTCAATTGCTTTTTCCACAAGAAAAGAATAAGAGATTTTTGCATAATTAGCCATAAATTCTTTTACTTCTTCATCGCTACCAATATTTAGTAAAGTTTCTAAATACCATTTATGGGCTTTTACCCCTTCTTTAAATTCTTCTGTGCTGTAATTCTCTATATCTGACCAATACTCAATGGTTTCCGACTCAACTGTTTTTTTAGATTTAATCGCTAAAGTGAATGGTTTTGTACCAAATGTCTTCTTTTCTGTTTTTAGTATCATCTTTATTTTTTGTGTATGTTTTTTCATATTTTACAGCAAAAAAGTACTTTTTTGTTTATCAGAAAAAAATTTTTAGAGTGATTCAAGATAAAATATAAATTATCAAAAAGAAAAGAAAGAAGAAATAATCAAATGAATGAGATAATTTTAGTAAAACAAATGAAACAGATTACTAGAAGGATTTATCTTCAAGTAATTAATAGAAAAGGGGAATATAAAATTACAGAGCAAAATTATCTAAATATTTTTGCTCTGTGTGATGATTTTTTCAAGATTATTTTCAGCCAAATAGATACTTATAAAATAGATAAATCTTTGTTTCTTGATTTTATGAACTTTCAAATGCAACTTAATTATTGTTTTGAAATGATGATCGAGAATGAAATGACAACAAAAGAAATACATGATTTAATGGATAAAGAAAAAGAATATCTTAATTTTATTTTTCAGTCTATAACTAACCTTGACATTTCAGATTTGTAAAAATCCGCTGAACTATCCACTTTCAAAAATATCTTTTATTAAAAAAACTTTGGCACAACTATTTAAAGTTGTGCCAAAGTTTTTTTAATAATTCTTTTCTTTTTTTGTTAATGATATTAACAAAAATTTTTGCTAAAGAGGAAACCTTAGTCTATATCTACCTCATTTGTTTTACCGCTATATTTTTCTTTATCATAACTTTGAAATAATCAAAATTTCAACTATGTTACACTAAATATAGTTGATAGTTAATAAAAAAAATGACAATAATAACTATGGGGAAAGATAGGACTTACTCTTTCCAAACCGATGACGATAATCAAGCGGCTTTATTTGCCAACTTAAAAAAAGACTACGAAAATTTAGAAACGCAAGTAAAGCAATTAAATTTACAAAAAGACGAGAATTTTACTTGTAAATTAGGTGAGGAAGAAGTTGAATATCCTATGGACGGCAAAGGATTTGCTAAATTCAAAAAGGATATGGACAAATTCTATAAAGATAAGGCAAAGTGCGATGCGGAAAAGGCAAAATGCGATGCTGAACTTGCAATGGAAGATGCTAAAAAAAATTGGGCTGAACAATTTAAAACTAAGCAAGATTCAATAGATTCAGAAATTGAAGTATTAAAAGCTGAACTCTCTAATCGTGACAGTATTAATACCCAATCGATCATTGCAGAAAAGGCTAAAGAATTATCGTTATTAGTAAATAAGGCTACCACTATTCTAAATGTAGATAGTGATAGCCTTTTTACTAAATCAGCAGTTGAGATAAAAAAAGATGTGATTTCAAAAATTTATCCAACTCTCAATCTTGATGACAAAACCGAAGTGGCGATCGATGCAATGTTTGAAACTTGTGAATTATATAAAAATGATAGTAAGAGAATCATTGAAGAGCAAAAACAACTTATTAATAATGCCGTCACGGTAAACAATCTTGATACTCAAGATACTACCACTGAAATGACTGCGAGAATGAAATCAATCACTACCGCTTGGGAGAATAAATAATGACAAGTTTATTGAGCAATTATGATTATATGTCACAGCGTCCTAGACTGACTGGACAAATCAATAGCCTTAAATTATCTAGTAGAGATTCAGCCGTCAATGTTACTCAAGCTATCCCTTTCGGGTGCGTAGTGAAATTTGATACTACAAACTCATTCAGTGAACCTAGCACGGGGAAAGTTGTTCTTATTCCTAATGCTACCACTGACAAAATTGCTGGAATTTCTATTCTTGAGTATATCTATGAAGGGAGTGAATATCCTCTTAATTCAGCGTTTCCTTTTGCTACTCTGTGTGACGTTTTAGTATTTAGTGAAACTGCTAATACTATTGGCGACCCTGTTTTCCTCCGTGTTGTCTCTGGTGCAGGTGGCACAAAAGTCGGGTATGGCTTCCGCAATGTGGCTGTATCTGGGGAAACAATTGCTTTACCTAACTGTTATTGGACTGAAACCAATACAGGTACTAACGAAATATCTGAAATTCATTTTGAACGATAGGAGTAAAAGAAAAATGACAACTGCACAATACACAAACGGATTAGTAAAACATTATCTTGAGAATAGACAGTCTATTCATGGAAGTCTTAACTTAGATGATAATGCAATCGCCTTTTTTCAACGACAGTTAGAAAAAGATTTAGGAAAAGTCTTTGAATCCTTAAAGCCTACTTTGACAGTTGAACAGGATATAGTCACCCAAGCTGGTTTACCTTACGGGACTAAATCGGTATTTTATACTGAAGTAGATACAAGAGGAATGGCTAGTATTATCGCTGGTGGTAGTGATGATATTAAACAAGTTAGTATGCTCGGTCAAGAAGTCTCTTATAAAAGAGCCAGATTGGCGATCGGTTATTCTTACTCTCAAGAAGAGTTAGACACCATGTTTGAAGATACTCTTTATAGAAAACCTTTAAATGTCAATGAATACAAATTGAAAGGTTGTATTTATGCCTTAGATGATTTATCTGAAAAGTTAGGCTATTATGGGGATTCAAGTCATGGTATCGTAGGATTATTGACTGATCCAGCTTTAACTCCCGTTATTGACACCTTCAAACCTTATTTGACTACTCAGACTGCGGAGGCTTTATATAATTGGTTTGTAAGAAGTTATTACTATATCGTTCAACAAACTAGACAAAGATTCGCCCCTAATACTTGTTTAATTCCCTTAAAATTGATGATTCGGTTACAATCGGTGCGTTCTCTTTCAGCTAACAATGAAACTGCTTGGGATATGGTCACTAATTTAATGTCACAAATGGGAGTTACTCTTATGAATAGAGAATCTCTAAGACAATCTGAATTAGAATCAAATGGAGTTACTAATGTAGGTGACAACCAAGAGATTATGGTGTTCTATCATAAGTCTCCCGATACTATTTTCAGAATGATCAATGACATCAGAACCCAACCATTCGAGCGTAGAAATCTTAATTTTAGTACGATCATGTATTACGATGTTACAAGCACTATCATTCCCTATAAAGAAGTAGTAAGTATTATTAAATATCCTATTGCAACAACCTAATGAAAACAAAAATTGAATTTCACCCAGAAAGACTCTCGCCGCCAAGACAGGGTGGTTATGTCCTAAGAACAGAAGACTTTGAAACTCTCGCTTTGAAACAGGGTGAGAATATTTTTGAAGTAAGTCTTGTTGATCGATTTAGAACACATCCTAGTTTTATTGAGGCTATTAAAACCAGTGCTATCGTCGTGGTTTGTGAAGAAGTAGAAGAAACTAAAGAGAAAAATATCGGTGACTTCAAAAACGTAAATGATGCAAAAAGAGCGGTCGAGAATAGCTATGATAAACTCAAATTAGAAACTTGGTTAGATCAGGAAACTAAAGGACAAAATAGAAATACTGTCATCAGTGCTATTAAAATAGCAATAGATAAAATAGAAACGGCTAAATTATCTACTGCTTCTATTTCTTAATCTTTTAAAAAAATAAAAAAAGATGATCTGTATACAGATCATCTTTTTTTATTGCCGACTAATCTATTCTAAGAAGTTTTTTAAATTTTTTCTTGGCATCGGCATTATCAAAAATACCGTTATTAATAAGATCAATTTGATTAAATATGGCATCAGTAAGATCAGCATGACTAAAATTAGCACCGTTAAATTCAGCATCGATAAAATCAGCTTTTTTCAATGAACAATAACTAAAATTAGTAACTTTGAGATCAGAGGATAATCCTATTTTCGATCTCAAGAAAATAATTTTATTCAAATAAGAACCATTAAATTGGACTCCTTTTAAATTAGATTTATAAAAATCTGATTTACCTCTAAAGTAGCTACCGTAAAATAGTGAGTTTTCTAAATTGACGTTCTCAAACTCGCTATTTTCAGTTTTCAATCGATTAAAGATAGAACCACTTAAAACAGAATCGGTAAAACTCACTAAATCCCAATTACTATCAGTTGCATTTATTCCTGCTAAATGGCAACCTTCAAAGAATACATTCGCCATTTGTGAATCAGCTAAATTACTCCCACGAAAACTACAATTTCTAAATAGACAATCACAAAAAGTAGCTTTGCTCAAATCTACATCTTCAAAAAAGCAGTCCTCTATTTGAGAACGATCTATTCTAAGCCCAGTCAAATCTTCCCCACTAAGAATCAAGTCTTTTAAATCTTCTTTCGATACCTTTGTAAATGACTTATATTCTGCTAAAAATTCTTCTCTATTCATTTTTTTTTACTCCTATTTTCATTTATTAAATCTAATTCAACCTGTATAGCTGGAATCAAAACAATCAACTGATTTTTTAGGCTTTTTCTTCTTAAGGAATTAGCTAAATAAAAGTCATCGGGATGGGTATAATTTTCTATTCCAAACTCTCTCAAATATTCTTCGGCTTCCTTATCATTCACAAAATCAAAACTATGTAAAAAAGGAAACAACCCATCTATTACAGATTTTGCTTGTATAAAAGCTAATAAGGGCTCTATATACGATGCTTCTAAAGGAATCACCGACTGAACTATCTCAACTATTTTCTGTTTATATTTATTCATTTTTCAATCCAAACAATATTCTACTGTTTTTACATTAGTTAATACTTTTGTTTCCCAAAACTTCTTACATTTTTCTTCTCGTAAGTCATCGTAGGTCAAAGACAATATTTTATCATCTTTGAAAATATCAACACCATCTCTAAATATCTGTAGTTTAAACATATCTCTTTTTATCAAGTACACTTTTGATTATACAGAAATATCTTAAGAGTGTTAATCTATTTTAATGATCTTTATTTCTACTACGGGGTAAATTTCTATTATATCTACTCCTAACGCAATGGCGATAAGGTTTAGGTTATCTTTAGCTATCGTCGGCACTAATCCTGTTTCTATTTTCTCTAACAAGCCATTACTAATGCCTGTTAAGTCTGCTAATCCTTTTCTAGTTACATTTCTAGTTTTTCTTAAGTTACTTAAATTCACTCCTAACGATTTATCCCATCTTAAAAAAATAGCGTTTTCTAAATGTACGGTAATCATAACATTATATTTAATTATTTTCTGCATTTTAGTTTAACATAGTTTTATAAACAATTTCATTTTAAGGAAAAGAATGGATTTACAATTAGGATTTTTGGCAGAGGAAAATGAAATCATAGAGACTGAGGTTAAAGTAGAAAAAATAGAACAGCTCGTATTAACTCAAGGAATAATTGAACCTAGAAAAGCAAAAGAAGATAGTACAGCTTTAAATTATTGGAAGTCATGGAAGCCTAAAGATAGAAGTAAGTTAGGGAAAGCTGATCACACTTACAAATTAACTCATGGTTGGTTAATGCCTTATTTAGTTGGCATTGACGAGTTCACAAATAAACGTTGGGAATATTGGGCAAAAGTACAAAGATTATCGCCCGTTGCCTATTATGAATATTTAACTAAAGGTGTAACTGATAAGTTTGTAGCGGAAGCTATACACTGTCACGATTACCCTGAAATAAGTTTTTCTGAAGATACTACTACTTTAAATTATCTTAATTCTGTTATTGATTTAATTTGTGGCGATCGCTCAATTAGCGGAATAGATGCTTTTGAATTTCTATTAGATTGGTTATTATTTGGGTTCGGGCATGAAGATTTTACAGAATTACCAGAATCCCCTTCTCGTGACAAGGCAATAAATAAGAAACTGTATGAATATTTTGATTTATTCCCTTTGTTAATAAATCCTTATGATTATTTTGGGCTTATGTTACCTGAGTTATTTAATCAAGGGCGTAATCAAAAAGTTGGTTTTTTCCCAACTCCTATGACTATCTGTATCGCTATGACTGAAATGATTAGCGGGAATGATAAACCTACTATTCAAAGATTTCAAGAATCGTCAGCTGGTACTGGAAGTCTTGTTTTAGCATGGTCAAAAAAAGGATTATGTGCAAGTATCACAGAATTATCTAATACTTGCACTAAGGCTATTTTGGTTAATTGTTATCTTTACGCCCCACAATACGCACGTCCTTTATTTTATTTAGCAGAACAAAGTACTTTTATTTGTGGGAATGCTCTCAGTAATGAGATATTCCACGATTACCACGCTAAATATAAAAAAATAATTGCTGATGATTTCCGAAATCATTTTGCTGTTTTAACTAAAAAATAAATCAAGCTCTGCTTTTCTACGACGGTCAAGTCCTGCGGAGGGCTTCCCGTTTATTTTATTCCACCTTTTTAATTCTGTCTCAGCACTTTGATAATCTTTTCGATTTATTTTTTTTCGAAGAGTTGATTCTTTAAAAGCATTTAGTCCTACATTAAAAGCAAAACTTGTTAAAGCTCCTAATTGTTGTTTAGTTAACGGCACTGTTACCAAATCCTCTATTTGTTTTGATAACTTTTCTAACTCAAGATAAAGCATCCCTTCCGCTTTCACTCTATTCATAGTGTCACTCATTTTTACTGATTTCCCATTTACTCTTGTAAACCCATAACCAATCGTAGGCACTCCCGCAGGACATAAATATGCCTTCTCCCTAAAACTTTCAAACTCCTTCACTAAATCAAATGCTTTTTTCTCTATCATTTTTAATACTAATTGTAGTAAGGCATATTACAATTCTATTTTACATCTATTTTCCATAGGCTTTTTTCTATGCTTATTGTATTTACGATAGAGAAAAGCCAATTGACGAGTTCCTATCAACAGGTTACCTGATATTAGGTTTCCTGTTATTAGGTTACCTGTTAACAGGTTTTCGATATACATAATTAAGATCAATAAACTCATAATTAAAAAAATAAAGATCAAGTTAATTATGCAAAAAATTTATTTTTTCTTTTTTTCTGTTTAAGAAAAGAAGCCATTGAAAAATAACTAATTATTCTCTGTATTGCTGATTATTTAGCTAAATAAGGCTAATGAGGTAAGTAAAGGATTAATCATACTTAAAGAAACTTTAAAAGAGTAAAATAATGAAATAAAGCAATGATCAAATAAAGAATGAGAAAAGAGCAAAGACATCCGTTAGCACATATTGACAGGCAAATAGTCAAAAGTTTTTTTGTGGAAGGAATGAGTGATTTCAATTTGACTGAATTAGCTCGGTTAAAAATCCATCACTATAATTTTTCAGGTGCAACCGATATACGATTCGATCTCGATAGCATTATGAATCAATGGGAATTAACTGAAGATTAACTTTACGAAAAAACTAAAGTAATTTATGCGAAAGAGATTTTTCTAATTTCGATTCTGAGAGTGAAGAAGATTGGAGTTAATAAAAAACCTCCTCTGATCGGGAGGTAAAATAATTTAATTAATAGGTTATAATGGAAACAACAAAACCCGACACAGCTCTGCTAAGTATCTGCAAAGAATCGGGTTACTCAATTTTAGGCTTTGGCTAGTGCACCGTATTTTTTATCTAAATAAACTGGCATTTTAAGGGGGACATATATTGTCTCCAAACATTGTGCAAAATATCCTAATTCACAGAAGTCATAGGCTTTTATAACCCGTGTCCCACGATGATTGTCAAGATGATAGATAGCCGTACTACTTTCAACTGCCCATTCTTTACTACTGCGATACGAACTCCAATGAATACCAACCGACCCATCGAGTAAATCAAATATATCTATTGGATAACCTAGCTTTTCTACTCGCAACATCAAATAGTTTGCTTTTTCTGCGATGCACCAAGTATTAGGTTGCTTAACTAGATTTTTCTCTAAATCCATAATGCGATCTGAGTAAACGGTAATTGCTTTTTTAGGTTGCTCAACTGAATAACTACCAGTTTGTCTAATACTTGGTAAGATTTCCTCAAATACCCATTTTTGAAATTGTTTAGCTGTTTCTAAACGAGATTTAAAGATTAGTTGATAAATACCAGCCTCTTTAGTAATTATCAATACCTTCTCAATTCTTGGCTTGTTTTCCCCATATCTGATGGTGGGCATTTGATGTAATGTCAAATAATCTGGATCGATTAAGTCTTTTATCGCTGTTTTGGGAGTAGCATAACCTAATGCTTTTGCTACATCGATCGCCACTGGATTACCATCTACAAAACGAATATCTTGACTATCAAACTGAAATCGTGTTAAATTCATATTAACTCCTAGTTGCTTAACTACTTTTAGGGGTTACGGAATGATATACAGCAATTCATAATTAACAGTTATGGGTTGCTTTTCCGTTTCTATAACTATTTATATATAAGTCTTTGAAGATTTTAAATCTACTTAATTAGTCTGTAATTCTAACTGTTCAATTTTATTTTGGTTGCTGATATTCTTTGATTAATTATGTTTAAATATTCTTCTTCTTTTTCGATTAGAACATAATTAAAACCTGTTTCTATTGCACTTACTGCCGTTGTACCACTGCCTCCAAAAGGATCAAGTACAATTCCATTAGGGGGAGTAATTAACTCGATGAAATATGCCATTAAATGCCGTGATTTAACTGTCGGATGATCATTATTGACTAATCCTTTACAATTCCTATCAGTTGTGGATGCTTTGGCTTTGTAGTATATGCTATTGACTGTATCTGTATCAAAAGGTAAGTTTTTAAAATATCTCGCCGCCGTTCCTTTATCCTCAAAATAAACACCGCTTTTATACGGATTACTTTTAAATTTTACTGAATTATCCTTCGTGTATGTATCGTAATTATAGTCACTTGCTCTACTGACAGATTCCCCACTTTGATCGCCAATAACATTAACAGGACAATCTTTAGCGTGATTATTTTCTTGGCAGTTAATACCACATGATAAAATTAAATTAGCTGGATAAAGACCGATGTTAGGATTGTGACCATCTTCTGATCCTGTTTCTTTTCCTAGCCCACTGTGATAAATATTAGTCTTCTCTTTTTTTTGAAAAACCACAAGGCACTCTTTTATTAGTACCAATCCTACCTGCATCAATATTTAATCCGCCCGTACCGTGTTTAAGAATATTTCTAACAATACTAGATTCTGAACATTTTTTCTGCCCCAACCACCAACCTTCGATCGCAGGTTTCAACGCAGGAGTTTTCCAACCATCCCATCGCTTTGCTAATTCACTTGATGATTTTGTGATTTTAGGGTTATCTTGCCATGAACCACCAAGTGCATTCGTACCATCCTTACATCCCCTTGCGGATGTAAGGATGCCTATAACCTCTCTTTCTTCTCCTAACATCCGATCAATCTGCTTACTCACATCTTGCCCTTTTTGAAATCCGCCGCCATTTGCATGGTGTACAATGTCAATAATTCTAAAACCAGCTAATTCTAAAGCCATACCAGTCCAGTGAGAGGTTCTAGGAATACTCCATACTAAACCAATTGCACCAGGCTTCATGGTACGCATGGCTTCGTTCATTACCTCTGATAACCAATTAATCCAATTAAGCATACCACCCTTGTTATCATCCCATTTCATGGACATAAAGCTGATCGAAGAAGGTGGATCAGTAATTAAAGAATCAAAATAATTATCGGGGAATGTTTTTAATACTTTTAAACAATCACCATGCAAAACTTGGTTAATCATAGATAAAAAACAATTTTAATACTCTTGTAATACAATAGATTACAAGAGTATTAAAATTGTGAGAATTAGGTTAGGCTATTCTACTGTTTGAGAATATTTAATTTGCCCGACAGGATCAGAATTATAAAAAAGATCAATCAGAATAGTAGTTTTTTTTTTGTTTTGATTGGTTGCACTTTAAAGGAGATCATTGATTTATTAGAAGCTGTTTTTGTATTATTCCCTTTTATTAGGAAATCTGAAGATGATATAGAAACTTTGAATATATCTTGCATCTTACAAAATAATTCAATCTTCAAAACATATAATTTATCTTTCTGTATAGGGGATAAATACCAATCTTCCCCATCTTCTCTTAATAATAATTCTATATTTTTTATCATAGTTGTGTAGTTGTTTTTAAGTTAGGTTAAAGTGATTTTTCTATTAGTTGCCAAATATTTTTATGAACATAAATAGCCCGTTGTTTGCATTCAAGAAGTAAATTTTTAACGTAAGGATTTTTAGAGTCAAAATAATAAGCGGCGATCATAGTTAGAAAATTATCGGTTTTCATCTTTAACATCTCAACAAGAAATAGGAAAATATTAAAGTAACGAGGATCATCGATATGATCTAAAACTGATTTTTCGATAAGATCATTTTCATAGATATATTTAGCAGTGAGAAATTCTTGTAAAAAGACATGAGAGAAAAAATAAACATCATCTTCTTTAGACAAGATTCCTTGCTCACAAAAAGTCTTTACTAATTCTATCACGTCAATATCGGACATCCCGAGGCAATCATCAATATAACCTTGAGCAGTCAATAATAATTTATATTCTTTAAAAGTTGCTTATTAGTAGAGAAAAATTTATAAGCAACTTTTGAAAGTAAAGCAAACTCTCTTTCAAATTCTGGATAGCAACGATCCCCGTCTAAAAGTACTTTAAATATATCTTCATAAGTACGTGTCAAAGAAGAAGATGTTGTCAATCCATCGTAGGGATTTTTAGCTTCTCTGAATATAGGATTATCAGCTAAATGTTTTAATGAGTATCTGTCTAAACTTTTTAGAAATTGTGCAATGTCTTTTTTGATTTCTTTCTCTTTTAACAAATTTTTCATTTTTTCTGTTAGTTGTATGTTTTATAAAATAAGTTGGTAATACAATATTGTATTACCAACTTATAAAGATTAGGTTAGGGTAGCAATTAAAAATCAATACCAGCTTCGGATAAAGTAGCCATATCTTCAGCAGTTAGATTAACTACCCCATTCTCATCAACTGGGGGGTGTGCATAACTTTTTAACTGAGGTAAAAAACTATGCGCGTGAGATAAAGTAGAGTGATTGTTAGGCAAAACTAAACTACTGAAATTAGCTTCGGTTATTTTCTCATAACCTTTAACCACAGTAGCTTCAGAAGTTAAACCATTATTATCACCAGATAACTCTCCTTCTATCAGAGTAGGACAGAAGATAAAGCGAGATGTGAATTTACAAGTCGGTGTTTGTTTTGGCAAAATTTTACCAGTAATTTGTTCAAACTGTTTAAGACTATCATTAATATATTCAGTATATGCAGTCTTGATCAATGAGTGGGCTTTCCCTTTAGTGCGAAATACTAAAGGAGTGTCTGATAATAAATTGTTATCTTTATCTACAAATAAGACAACTAAAACACTATACATTTCAAAGTCAGTCTTATTAAAATCATTTTTTTTGTAGTAACTTACTTTTTTCGTTTCTTTCCCTTGCATTAATAAAGGAGCTGCTACAACCTTAATCTCGTTACTTACTAAAGCGTCTTGATAACCATTTAAAATAATCATACGGGGGGTACGACTGAACCACATCTTACCCGTAAATTTCTTTTTATCTTTATCTTTTAGTTTTACATCTTCTAAAGCCCAATTTTCATCTGGTTTAAAATCTATCGCTTTCGCTATATCTTGATTAATTGCAATCCCATGATTATCACTTTGTGGATTAAATAATTGACAGTGTGGATAGCCTTTTTGACTTGAAACGAACTCACTTACATCTACACCATAATCGGCAACATTTATTTTAGTCATTTTTACTTTTTTGTTAAGAGTTGTTATAACTTCAATTATAACAAAAAGCCTTGAAAATAGCAAAGGGAAAAGACATTTTTCTTTAGAAAATATAGAAAAAAGATTAATGCTACCAAAGCTAGGTTGTTTTAAAATTCTATGATTGTTATAATTCTAGTTATAATAAATGATAAGGTTAGGTTATGGCAAAAAGAATAATACCAATTGAATTAATGGAGAGGGCAAAACAAAATAATATTCCAGCAATTACAGTTTACAAAAGAGTACAATCTGGTATCTCTATGAATGATGCTGTAACAGTTAAAGATATTAGAAAATATTTTAAAGAGCAAAATACTAATTTAATATCTTTTCATTATGAAAACAAGAAAAAATTAGTCTCAAAAATTAAAACATCCGAAAAAACAGCCTCAGAGTTTATATCCGAAGCCATTAATTTTTATTTACAATATTTAGAAAACAATGAACAATAAAATTGCAATTCACCCAACTTTACAGAAGTTTAGAGAAGATACTTACAAGGCTATTATCAGAAACGAAGCCTTAGCTAAATTAAAACAAAAAAAAATAATTCCCTTTAAACCTAAAGAAGATTAACTATAAAACCTAGCATTTAGCTAGGTCTTTCTCTTTTTAATAATTTATGCCTTCTATATTTTCTACTTGGTGATCGTATAGTTGAGCATATTCGATTAAGTTATTTACCCCCAAAATATTGAGATATTTATAGACGTGTTTACAAGCTACTTTGTTTGTTTTGTAAGCAATCTCTAAAAAAAGATAATCGTTACATTCACATTCAATATGATTTTGCATCGGTACTAAAATATAACTATTAACATTTTCTTTATTATGTGCGATATACTCATTATTCCCGAAGCAATGAATCTCAACTTCATTTACTCTTGCTTTTCTGTTTTTTATAATGACTTTTTTTATTTGTTTTTTAGTAACCAAAGAAATTTCATCATTTTTTAAAATCACAATACCGACATCACTCGCATCATAAGCAATTTTTCTTATTTCACTTTCTTTGATTTCTAAATACTGCGATACATTTTTTTTGTTGAAGACTATTTGTGACATTTTTCTTATTTACTCTATATTTGTTACCTCTTATTATAACATATATATAATAAAAAGACAATGTAAAAAAACAGGGATTTTAAAAAAAAGTTAGGCAACAAAAATAGAAGTACCAATAACAAGTTTTAATAAATTCCAGTAACTCATGCCATAAACAGTTTGTTTGTAATAATCAAGATTTCGTTCAAGTAATTTTAAATCTATACTCCTGCCCTCTTCAATAGCTCTTAACGCACCACCTAAAGTTAGGTTTTCCATTCTTTCTAACTCCAATCGGTGAGCGGTTAAAAAGCCTTGTGCTATCGTTTTCTGTATCTCGACTGTCCAGATTCTACTTGTTAATAAGGATTCACTCAAGAGTAATTCAGATGCTACTATTTCATCATCTACATCATTGAATACTGTAAATCTTGTTTTAAATTCAGTTACATTCATTTTTTTTGTTTTGGCGATCGCTTTCTATTTTGATTTGTTCATTAATTAAATTCCCAACGGCTAACCAATAACTCCTTATAGCTTCGGTTGTGCTTTTTTCTTTATACTTTTTATATTTGAACATATACTTTTTATCTTTAAATATTTATCTATTTTAACAAACAGTAAAAAGGCTTCTGGAGTAAATCAGAAGCCTTTTTACTGTTTGATTATTTAATAATTGTTAAGGTTGTAGTTTCTGGTAGTTTCACGTTAGGATATGCAAAACGCCAAGCATCATGAGGATAAAGTAGTTGATAAGCATATCTTGCGGACGGTACTTTTTTGATTTCTAAATTCATCTTTTCAGAAACCGCTTTTAATCTCCGCCAACTAAAGTTTTTCTCACTTATGTTATTAAATTTGGCTATACGGATAATTGAGGAATAATCAAAGAGTTCATCAATTACTTCCGCTTGACGTTCTAAGTCTTTTTCTTGATCCTCAATGATAGATTGTTTAAGCTCATTCTCTAAAGCTAATCGTTCTTTTTCTTCTTCTTGTGCTATTAAAGCAAGTAAAGCTTCTTTGTAGGTTTTAGGCATTAGTGAAGAAACCTCTTTTAATGCTTTTTCTGCTTCGATAAAATATTTACGAGTATTTTTCCCTATCGCTGAGCGGGATAACATACAGAGTTCTTTCAAAGCATCACAAGTTAAATTAATTACTTCAGAACCACGACCACCAGTGCTTTTCAACATTTTGTTAAAAAGATAATCGGTTTCCTTTTCTAAGTAATTATCTATAGCTCTTTTTGCACTTGCTTTTGTAGCATATCCTGCTACTTCCCATGCCTCATCAAGATCAACAGGATATTTATTCCCCTCTTTCTCTTTCCTCAACCATTCATCTACAATATTTGAGTAGGACTTGGAATTTAAACTTGAATCTGCCATAATAGATATATCTCCTAAGTTACTTAATTATGTTTAGGTGGTACAGACGTTATTAAAAGCGGATTCTTAATCAAAGCTAAGAGTTCGCTTGTCTGTTTTTCCTTTGTTTATTGTAACAGTTTTAGGCTATAATTTACGGTTTTATTGAAAAAAGATTACACGAAAACAGGGTTGACATTTTTAAAGAAGCGGATTATAACGAAGGGTATGTTTCCGAATTTATTTAGTGTATGTTTTGGGAAGCTCTGACTATACATCGGGCTTCCCCTTTTTTTTTATGGTAAACTTTCTTCTTCTACAATCTCACTTAATGGCAGTTGACGATCAGGATCAAAAGCGTTATAAGTATTGGCTAAATAAGTTAAAGTTTTGCCTATGTCGGGGATTGACTCTCTTACTTCTTTACCTGTTATTGTTACTATTCTAGTCTCTAATACATTAAAACTAGCACTATATTTAATAAATGTTAAAGTTGCTATTGAGTTGTCATTATCTTGATTGTTTATTTCAAGATTGAAATTAGTCATTAAGGAAATAGATAATAATTGTTTTTCTATATATGGCATAATTAATCTGCTACTATTAGTATTGTAAATGAAGCATCACAGCGAGGAGTTCCATTAGTTGCACCTGGTATCGCTGATACTTTTATTGTTGATCCAGCTTTATATTTCAGATAATTCAAGTTACTCGAATAATTCTGTCCTATTGCTAGGAATATCCTTTCCTGAAATAAATATCTTGGATTATTATCTCTAGTTAATGTTTTTGTGGTCGCCCTTAATCTCACGTCCATTGTGGCTACGAGTGCAGCTACATTCCAATCTAAGAGATAACCTGTATAGCCAACGGGAACAGTAAATCTAGCTGATAGAGACTTATTCCCATTAGCTACTATTTGTTCATAAATGATGGTAGGAGTGCCTGTTTTTCTTAGATTAATAGTACCAGCCGATACTTCTAAAGAACCCCCCTCAACGGCTTCCATCCATTGAATGGCTGTTGCTGTAATACCAGTTGCTACAGGAGTAGTTCCATTTAAGTTAATATCAGGCGATTCTACTAATTCACCTAAAGAGTTTAAATAAGTTATTCTTACCTTACGAGTGCCAGTGCCTAGTAAAGTATCGTTAGCAGAGGTACTAACAACTTCAAGGGCATCTGAAGTTGTTACAGGGGTAAAGTTTTGTTGCCCAACCGCATTTGTTAAAAATTCACAAACATCATGAAGTTGAGTAGTATTAACAAAAACAGTTCGGTTTCCTAAAATAGCAAAAATATAGGCTTGTTTTGTATTTAAGAAACTAGTCGATTGGACTATGTAAGGATCAGCTATTCCTATTGTCTCAATCGGATTTATAGCTACTTGTTGACCGCCAGTTAAAGTAATAATTCTACTCATTTATTACCCAAAATAAATAGGTGCATCAAACTCAAATAAAACTCCGCTTGGTACTCCCACCCCTAATGTTTGCTGAAAATTGCCTACGGTCTGAGCTGGTGCAGTGGTAGTTGCCAATCCTGCTGTCGTCGCACTTAAAAAGTAAACCGCATCCACATCAGCAGTTATAGAGGTGTTTACTCCTTTTGTATAAATTGTAACGGTATCACCTATCAAAAAATTAGCTAAGACAAAACCTTTAACCAATTTATTGACATCATTCGCTATTCCTTTTCTCACCGAAGGAGTTCCGCCGTTATCATAAATATTAACAAAATTACCATCAGTTAAATCTTCAGTAGCGATCGCCGTTTCTACTTGTATTTCAACTCCAGTAGGCATAAAACTAGAATGTATTTTTCCATTAGAATCAGTAGCAATAATTTTATTAGCATCCCCTGATCCTAATGAAGTCGTGATAGCTGAGACTAATCTTGTAGCACCAGTAGTTAAAACTGTCAAAAACTTTAAAGCACTCATAATAAAATTGGATTATTTTGTAGTATAAAAATGGATTTATCAGTAATAGGTTTAGCTATGTGCAATAAAAACACAATTCCGTTATCGATTTCTTGAGTTAAATCACCATTGACACCTAAAAAGATAGGCTTATTTAATTCCCAATTCCAATTATCATTTTCAACAAGTCCATAATTTCTTATGGTTGCTGTTAAATTTATTGGTACAGAAAATAAA